TTGACGTTGTTGAAGATGTATCTTCCCAGTGGTTTGTGTATCCCTTCAGTAGTTCCCATGAGTTTACTGAGTGTTCCAGATGGCTTGATAGTTGTGACAGCTTTACTCCTAGGGAGTTTAAGTTCGTCTGCCATTGAATCAACTCCATCCTTAGCTTTTTCTCGTAAAGCTTTCCACTCCCCTTCCTCATTGAGATGTTCCCACCCAACAATTCCCGTAACACCGACTCCAGTGAGCCTAAGGAATTCATTAAGCTCATGCCACGCATCTTGGAGAACTCCATCTCTGAGGTCAACGCATGTTTGGCGATAGTTAGCTCGTCCAATAAGTCTAATTGCTTTGTACAATCCATCTCTGTCTCCATTAAAAGCTGATAGGTTAGTCTCACATAGGTTACAGAAACTCTTGTTACCTAGTAGTATCTCTGCACAGGGGTTCAATAGCTTAAACCAAGGTGCTCTTATTTCTGCTGCTTGAGCATTGATGAAGCCAGGTTCACTGCCTCCAGCTTCTAACATCATCTCAAACAACCCTCTTAACTCTAACTTAGTAGGCTTGTGATGGAAGAGGAGAGAGTTGTTAGACTGATAGCGTTGTGGATTATCTATCCCACAGTTAGCTTTAGCCTGAGCAAACTCTTCCCACTCTGGGTCACCAAACCTATGGAAGGCTATCTCAGCAGAACGACGAGAGCTAAGAACTGTACCCATCCAATTACCAACGTCAAGTAAGTCAATGCGGGTAAGAAGTTGTCCTGCTCTCTTGTTAAGTATCTCAGCAATTGCAGGCATAGCAACAGCAATACTTGCATCCCCAGAACTAATCCACCCATAGCCTTTTAACCTCTCACCTGCTGGTCTAATACGAGAGAAGTCAAACACTAATGTATGAGCTGTGTTCTTACCAGCTAGTAGCTTACCAAAGGCTTTAGCCCATGCTTCTGCTGAGTCTCCAACACTGATAGTCCATACACCATCTTCAACTGTCTCTATGTTATCCTCTGCATCTTCTAGTTTAACTTCCAACTCAGAGTTTATTACTGCTATGTTAGGTATAGGTGATAGGAAACCATTCAAGGTTCCTACCTCTGGATGAAAACCAACACCACAGCCCTGCATTAACAACCATATCTGGTCAACAGCGTCATTGATTGATTCTAGTTTTAATCCTGAGCAGTTGAACTGGGAGGCTTCTCTCTGTCTAGCTACCTTAGTCCCACCTAACCATAACGTTCTACCTGATACACTAGACTTACGAGATAGTAGTAGACTTCTTAACTCTTCTAACTCATCGTTCTCCGGTTCATCAAGCATCTCATCCTTAGCCCTCTCCCATAGCCATCGTTGATGTTCTATTACTCTATGTACTGTCTCATCCCAAGATTCAAATACAGTTCCCTCCTCATTCAATGGTCTACTGTATGTTCTCTTGTATATGATTTCACTTCTTAGTTCTATTGGATTCACTCTTCCACCTCCTTATCTAATACAGCACAAGCTAATGAGAACAATAGGAAAGCAATGAATGCTCCTACTGCTACCACACCTAACACTTCTAACCCTGACATCTCTCCTCCTTCATCTTAAAGTTCTTAGCTATCAACTGCTTCTTAGGGGAGGTGATAGCACAGTGAGGACATGTTAGCCCCTCTCTAGGTAGGTAGTCTGCCACTGACCACCATCTACTACAAGAGGTACAAGTGAAGTGGTACAGAGTTTCCTTATGTATTTCTATCACGGTCATTCCCCTCCTCTATATTGATGAGACGTTCTACAAACCACTTAATCTTATTCAAGTCATAAATCCTTTCGTTCTTATAACCTAGTCTATAGCAGGCTTTGAAGATGTTAGCTGTAGCAAAGTCCATATGTCTATACTCTATGAGGTCCTGTAAATCTTCAGCTCCCTCAGGTAAGCCATACTGACTAGGTGTACTACCACCATTTTCCTTTCCCTCTACCACATCATTGACATGCTTAAGGTAGTCACCCCACTTCTTCTTCTCTATATCGTAGTGTGCTCCTGTGTTACCATTCTGAGCTATGATGTCTATACGTTTCATGCTACCTCCTTCTCTTGTCTCTTACCATAAATATATAGAGCTGCTTGTACATCTACCAACTCTACTTTAATAGGTGTCCATATCAACCTACGGTCTTCTGTGTAGTAGACGGGAGAGCCGTCAACCTCTCCCTCCCACAGTTTTCTACCAAAGGCTTCTACTTGAATCAAACTGCACCTGATAGGATTGTCTTACGTTTAACAGGAGTTTGATTAGAAGTTCTCTCCTTGCTAAAGGCACCACATCCATCACAAATATACTTCTGATACCTACCTATCTTAGTGTAGTAGTGACCTCTCTTATACACCTTATGACTACCACAGTTAGGACATACCCTTTCCTCTTTATCAGAGTAGACAGATACATTAGGGTGGTTAGTAATCCAAGGGAGGAGACGCTTGTATACCTTCTCAAGAATCTTAACATCTCTCTTGTTATACTTAAGCATCTTATTCCAAGAGTCCTCCTCTTGATTCATGCATCCAGTCCACAACTCAAAGCCACCAGTCTTCATCTTCTTACCTACACCTAGATGCTGTGCTAGATAGTCTAACTTATTACTGGTGAAGTTGAAGTGTTTACGAGCTACCTTCAGTGTGTCAATCTTCTGATAGGGACTAGGTGGTGGCATCTTATGGTAGGCAAACCTAGCATTCAACTTCTTCAAGTCAAACTTATCTGAGTTATGTCCTATCACTATGTCAGCTTCATCCAACAACTCCCACATGCTATCAACTACACGGTAGTCATGCTCTGTATCATCACTCTCATAGTACCACTGACTATCGCTAAGCATCTCATCATCATCAAGCCACTTAGCTGCCCAAGTAAGGACACTCCAGTCTGCTTCTATCTGATTGATACCTACGTTCTGTTTCCACAACGACCAGACATAAGCTTGTACTGGCTTAGTCTCTATGTCTAGTAGTAATATCTTTGCTGTCATAGTAAGTTCCTCTCTCTAGCTTCATTAGCTACCATACGTTTAAGTTCAGGAGTAGGACCAACCTCTTCCCAGTATGCTAACACTAGGTCTTTGCCTGCCTCACTCACTTCACCTGCTCTGTTTAGGTTACTCTGCATCATGTTGACTAGAACTATACTTCTATTCTTATTCTGTAAGTCTATGTCTTTAACATGATTGAAGGTATCCCATTCACTTATATCAACTTCCATTCTCTTTCTCCTTTGCTCTTCTTATTGAAGCAATTGCTCGTTCTTCATTAGTTTTCACTGAGTGACAGTCATAGCATAGGACTTGGTAACCCTCCTCCTCTATAAACATCCTCTCAATATACTCATCCCATGTAGTCTTACCAACGTAAGGGTCAACGACTGGCTTGATGTGGTCAACACAAGCATTGTTTCTCCTCCGCTTCTTACCTTTCAAAGGTGGCAAGGTAGCTGGTCCTTCTACCTTACACTGACTACATAAATACACACCCCTCTTAATCCAAGCTTTCTTCTTTGCAGTTGCCTTGGGATTCCATCGAGAGTGTGCTGCTCTTAAGGCAGATGTTATAAAGCTATTGAATCTAGCCTCAGTCCATCTACCTCCACACCTAGGTTTGCTCATCTACTATACCTCCTTTCTCCTCATTAGCTAAGTCATCTTCCTTCTTCTTGTAGTAGTCACACATATCATTAGGTTTGTGGACACTGAATTGGGGAGGGAAGATAACACCAAACGCTTTACATACCCTACCATTAAGGTGGATACATACATTACAGTTGAAGGAACGTACCACCGTCTGCCTCCTGCCATTCATCACAGACATCAACCCAATCTACTGGTCTATAACCCATAGGTTGAATCCATTCTGAGTTAGTACACACACCTATGTTTCTCTTTGTCCCCTTCCGAGGCTTATAGAACTGACATGATGAGCACTGCTTAACTATTGTATTCATACTTTCTCCTCAGGATTAATAGGATAAGTATACATAATAGGCATACCTCCTCCATCTAATTCCCTAATCATATACAGCAAATCTACCTGCTCCCTAAGACATTCATCAGCATTCAGTAGAACGTCCTGATAAGCACCCTTAACAGCCTCGTAACAGGCATGTTCAGAGGGTAGGTCTGCTAACAAATCATAAGCAAACTTAGGTCCATGCTTAGGGAGTCCACTGATACCATCAACTGTATCTCCCATAATAACTTGAGCCCAGAAGAACTTATACCCTATACCCTTCAACCCCTTGCCAATCTTATCAGGGTCTTTAGGGGCTATGAAGGTGGTGTCATCACTAACTAACACAGGTCCATAGCTACCACAGTTCCATATCTCAGGCTTATAGTAGTAACCATTTACTTGGGCTAAGTCTTTATCGACAGAGACAATGATGTTAGTCTTACCATCAGATAGCATAGC